TTTGCTTTTCCAGGGCAAGGCGTTTCTCTTCGTATTCCTCCAGCGTCATCGAGGTAGGTTTTACCCCCCCCACTTCGCTCAGAACCTTGTCTGCCACACGTTCACGGTAGGCACGTTCCGCCTCCATAGCCTTTTGCATTGCACTCATAGTTCACCTCCTTTCTTTTCCTGTATGTTAAGGTCTCTTGACTCCAACGGGGAGAATGTTACAATCTCATTCACTGGATAGAGGTAGATACGCGCGATGTCATACTCAGGCATTCCACTGCAGAGATATATGGAGCCCTCAAAATTACCCGTTGAAACAGGCGAATATTTGATGTGTGCAGCATGACCGTTCGGTTTGTCCGCGAACAGCTGGCGGCGAAGGTTCACCACGAAGTCCTCCACGTCTTGCTTACTGAGAAAAGCCACACTGTGAGCACGCTGCATCTTCTCCACAGTCTTCTCGTAGAACTTAGGCATCTTGCTCTTGATGTAGGTTACATGTGCCAGTATCATGCTGCACCTCCCTGCAGCACAGCTGCCAATATTACCACGCCACACCAGAAAGCCATTGACAGGGGTATCAATACCCAGCAGGCGAGTTTCTCTTTGTTTGCTACAGTCCAACGGATAGCTGATGTTCTCAATTCTGCTGCTTCATCACGCAGTCTTTCGCAGTTCTTTACAATCGTCTCCACCATGGAGAGAACTGAAGGCTGAACCTGCCCTACCATAATTGTCTGCATATTGCATCATCTGATAAGCACACCAGTGAGTGTCGCTGGCACCAAGATACAGAAAGACGGCTGCACTTCCCGTTGCTTATCAGATGATGTCTTCTCCTTGGAGCGAACAAATCTTACGAGAGCACAGCCGCCAGCTGAATGAATGTTTGAATTTGAAGCGAGCTAAAAAAAAAGCCCTGAGTTTTTAACTCCGAGCGTCTAACTTGCGCTCCGAAGGATAGAAGGTACTATCATCTAATAAGCGAGTGCAAAGTTAAGGGTTTATTTTGAAACTCGCAAATATTTTGCAGAAAATTTTTCAATAAAAGTGAAAAAAGTCTGTTACACCTTATTTATAATACACGTCAGTAGGCATCGTCACGACGGTTTTTCTCATACTCTTCTTTCTCCTTCAGATAGAGCTCTTCGCTGTCCTCTTTGAGTATCAGACCTTCTTTCATTTCCTCTGGGTCGTTGACGTATTTCTCCAGGAGATAGTGGATAACATTACTATGACCTACAGTAACAAAATAGGTGCCAATACATTTCCAGCCACGTTCTGCCATATAATTGAGCACAGACATCATAGTGTGAAACTTCTTTTTCTTGCCGTCAGGCTCATAGATACTCTCAAAACCCTTACCTCTGGTGAAACGCCCCATATCGAGCTGCACCTTTACCTTACCAACACCCCAGAAATTATAACCCATGACGTTACAATACACGGGAAATGGTTTCTCGCTTTGTGCTGACACCATGACGCTCATCAGCGCCAATGCCATAGAAAATAAAATCTTTTTCATGTTTCTGTCATAATATAAAAAGTTGTCAGTGCAAAGGTAGTAAAATATAAGGAAACGACAAACTTGCGCGCGAGAAAAAAGCGCAAAACGCGCAACTTTGAACTACATAAAGCCCCTGTTTAAGCGGAGTTCAACAAATGTTAAAAAAGTTGCGCTCGCAAAAATACGGGCAAAACGAGCAAATTTCTCGCAGAGGCTATGCTTCTGCGTCTGGGTGCAATGCTTCCGCGTCTGGGTGCAATGCATTCGCGTCTGGGTGCAATGCATTCGCGTCTGGAGGCAAAGCGCCTGCAAAAAGTGGTTACCTAACCGCAAAAAATGAGCATTTTTCGGGGAAAAAGGACATACCTATTACAAAAAATATCGCCGATACTGGTAACTGAAATCGAGAGCCAGCAAGATTTTAGGCAGTATCGGCAGTAGGCGCGTGAGCGCCTGTCACGGAGTGCACCCCCGCACCGCCCTACGCTGTCGCTCGCCACGCTCGTATGGCGTGTAGCGGAATATGCAGAAGGGAAAATTACGAAAAAAACACCGCTATCCTCACGGACTGCGGTGGAATGCCAGCACCAGTAAAATTTAGAAAACCAGTGCCATGAGTCTAGTAACATTCTGACACAACATAATAAAAACATTAAACGATACCGCTCCCCAGCGGCAATAACGAATAACAATATAACTTTATTTACTACAATAAAACACAAGGCTCGTCATCACGACGAGAAACTTGAAACGACGGCAGAACCTGAGCTCATAGTCTTAGGGAACTTCTCTGTGCCTATCATCATAGTGTCAGCAGCGTCTGAGCCGTCGGTTCTGCCTTCGAGTTTGTCTTCTTCTGTCTCCACCAACTTCTCTCCTCTCTTGTCCTTCTGACCGTTGTACACACCAGCACTCTCTATGCTGATGAGCAGGTCAGGATTGTTGTCCTCGTTGAACAGCACCTTGTAGCGTGCCCTACCCTGCAGCATACGATTGATGAGCAGCTGCTTCTCGGTGTGCTTCATAGGTCTGCCTATGAACACATCTTGCACCAGCCAGCCTAAGCGTCTGAGGTGAGTGCATATATAGTTGTGGAAGTCTTCGTTCTGCAGGGCATAGTTGTTACCCACAAAGGTTGCGTCGTAATAGAATATCACACGACGCTGACGGTGATAGCGATAGTATTCGTTGAAGTCATCGAGCAGCTCTGGTATCTTGCGCTCGTACTTCACATAGAACGATTTGAGGAACCTGAGGCAGGGGCGTCCGTCCACCGTACCCGTCTGCCCCACGCACAGCCAGTTGATATTGGCATTAGCGTCCAAGGATATGATGAGTGGCTGGTTAGGGTCGCAGTCAGCGTCCCAGCGTGAGTCAGGCTTAGCCAATTTCTCTTTGTCATACTCCAGGTTGTCAATGAAGTTTACGTCAGGAGCAGTGTATTTGTTGCTCCTCTTCAAGCAGGAGTAGAAACCGTCAGTCGCCACACCTATATCCTGGCACATCACAGAGGTGAGGAATGTAAGACGCGGAAGGTCACGCTTCATACGTTTAATATACTGTATTCCAAGCACCTGCACATTGTCTATTGAAGTATAGCGTTTGAACAGGAGTGTGTGCCTGCGAGCATTGAGCAGAGCACTGTTCACCTCACGCAGATTGCGCTCAGTCCACTCGGTTCTCCTGCCATTGGCATGCGACTGCATCAGCTGCCACTGGCGATATACCAGCCCCTCCACATAGGTGATAAGCTCAGGGTTCATCTCCTTCTCATACTTCATGAACCACGAGCCAGACTTGGTGAGTGGCATATCAGAGGTCACCGTCATGCCATGGTGGAGGTGGCATTTCTTAAAGAACATCTCCTGTCCACGGTTCGCCTGAAACGTCTCGTTCTTCAGCTGTTCGAAGTCTATGAACTTCGCCTCGTCGATACTCAGCCAGTCGAGTGACATAGAGTTTGACGTTCCCTTGCGGTCCTGGCTTATCAGGTTTATGACACTACCGTTATAGAATGACAGCGTGTTCTCCCAGTTCTCAGGATAGATAAGAGGCTCGTCCCATTTCAGTTTGGCAGGTGGTCGGTGTCCTATGGTGTAGTGCACATCACGCTTGTAACCCCAGCGTTCGAGGTGCTGCAGCATGGAAGGCAGTATGTTGGTGAGCAGACGCTTGACTGACGGACCTACCATGCCACCAGAACTACGTGGCATCATCTGCATGCACTGAAGAATACGTGTGCCCTGAATGATACCCTTACCAAAGCCACGACCAGCACACACCACGAGGTCACGAGGCTGCATGGTGAGCACGTAGCGTTGTCCGTCGTTGAAGTATTGTTCCATTACTGTTCCTCCTTTTCTATCTCTCCAGCATAACGTGCTGCTTCCTGTACCTCCTCAAAATCAGCGTCGATAAGTTCCTCTCTAAACTGCTTATTCCACTTGGCTATGTGCTGTCCGAGATTAGGGATAGGATTGATACCGATAGTTCGTGGGTCGGCTGTAGGATTGAACTGCTGTGGCATGATACGCTCCCACCAGTTGTCAGGAACTTCCTCATCTTTGTCGAGGCGGTTGTACTTGGCATAGTCAGCCAGTGCCTTCTCAGCAGACTTATAGTCACCAGCCGCCTTTGCCTTGCGGTAGATTTCCATAATGTGCTGATTAAACATGTACACCTTCCAGTCTTTCGACTCCTTATTGAAGTTACCCAATAGAGCCTTGACAACGTGCACGTCTTCATCAGCCGTTGTAACAGCAATGCCGTAATTGTCACGAAGCCAACTCTTTATTTCCTTGTCAGCAAGAGTGGGAAACCTCTTCCAATAGGCATAGGCAGCACGCATGCGCGTAAGGCGTTCCTGTGTCGATGCAGGAACATTGGCATGTGTCATCGTCAGCTCATCTGAGAAGAAGTGCTTGGCATATATTTCGATGTCTGTTACTGGCATAGCTATCAGTCTTTATAACAGTTGTGCAGTGCTATCAGAGCCTGTTCGGTAGCAGAAGGAGAACCAGCATGCACCGCCTCGATCATCTGCGTGCGCAATTCTTCGCCTGTCTCAGCCAGCCCTTTCATATAGGCCTTGCGGATAGGTGAATTGCGGTTGTCCACTTCCTCCTGTAGAAAGAGCTCGTTGACACCCAGAAGCGCTGCCACCTCCACTATAGGAGTGAGCAGTCTGCCGTAGTGGTACATGGTTTCAATATCTACTTCCTCCATTTGTCGTAACGCACTGAATGATTATGTATTATGTCATCTACACCCTCACGGAACTTTAAGTATATGCGAGGGTCGGTAGTGATAAGCGTTGACTCGTTACGTCCGCCATAAGTCTGGTTCATAGACGTTATCACCGAGACCTTCATCTCTCCACTATCTACGAGCAGGAGTTTGCTGTGGTTCTCACAGAAGTGCACGTTGTCAAAGGTGTTGCTCATGAGCCTGAGAAGTGGCAACGTCTTTGCCGTAGCCTTCATATCGCAAAGGAGGGTGCAGCTCTTTATGGCTGCATCTTCCTTCAGACGACGGAACGAATACAGAAAATCCTCTGAGGTGGAGAAGGTGGTCACGGTAACATCGGCAGGACCTGTCTGGTCGAGCACCCACGAGATGAGCCCTGCCATATGTATTCGCTTACCGAAGTACACTTGGTTTGGGGCTAATCGCAGTTGCAATAACAGCTCGTTATAATATTTTGGTGTTCGCATTTTCTTCGTCCGGGAATTTCACTCCCAGCTGACGCAGAGGGTAACGCGATTTCTCTGTTATCTTGCCGCCAAGTGAGAGAAGGTGCTTGATGTGTGGCTGTGCTTCATTCAGCATATCCTCGTAAGCCTGGTATGTCACTTCAGATATACCACGTTCGTCGTATGCCTTCTTCAGACGTACCTTCAGACGTTTGAGGTAGGAGCGCTCATTGTTGAGCAGCACATTAACGTCCTTGCCCTCCTGTTCTGTGTTCTTTGACTCTGGAGCAGGAGAAGCAGAGGTGGCGTCAGCTTTGTACTCGTCGTACTCACGCATACGCTTGCGGTAGATTTCGTCCAGCTCGTCCATTTGCTTCAGATACTCGTAGCGGTCACAAGACGGAAGATTCTCCATGCCCTTCAGCATAGTGTGGAGCTTACGGATCTTCTTGTACACACCTCCGCAAGAATTGAACAGCTGCTGTATCTTCTCGGGTAATTGGTCGTGATCAGGACGCTTACCCTTCTTCAGGATACGTGTTTCTTCGTCCTGTTCATCTGGAATGTCACCTGCACTGTCACCCTGTGAGGCTATTATGCTCTCCGCCACCTTCAGGACACGTGCGTCCATAGCAGCTACCTCAGACTGGGTGAGACCAGCCAGGCGTATCTGGAGGAACTTGTTCAGCTCATACTCCAGTCGCTCACGGTAACGTGGACGTGTAGGCTGACGCAGGATATTGTTGTAAAGCACTCGGTTCTTATTGAGCTGAAGAAGGAGAAGAGCACCCTCCTTAATCATCTCTTCGCTGCCATGTGGTCGGTTGAGCCACGCCTGCAGCTTCTCGGTGAAATGGTTGTCAAGTTGTGTCATGATTCTAAATTTTAAGTAATAAAGGGAAGACACCAGAGTTATCCAGCGTCTTCCCTGAGAGTAAGTATTTCAACGATGTCGATTCGTTTACTCTGGAAGAGCTATCTCGCCCTCATAGAATGGAGCAGGAGAATCGTCGGTCACAGCAATCTCAAGGGTTGTCTGTGAAGAGTCAGAGGCAGCAGCAGCACCACTCTCCTGACGGAGTGTGATAGAAGCCTGGAATGCCTCTGAACCGAAAAGACGATACTTGCCGTCACGCTGTGGCACAAGGAATACAACATCGTCGTTGTTGAGTTCCTTGCAGAGACCAGCAGCCTCTTCCTTAGTACCTGGGTGAACAACTGTCACCTGGTTGTTGAAGGTCTTAGAGCCCCAGTTGCCCTGAGACTCACATGTAAATGAGTTAGCGTCAGGAACGAGAGAGAGTTTGTTCCATTTCTTGTCCGTAGCAAGAGTGAAGTCCTCCTTAATGGTGGCTACATCTGCAAGGGTAGCAGTACCCTTCTTAGGCCAAGTGACGATATCCTCACGACGAATGAAGTAGCAGTGCTCACGGGTGCCAGGAAGGTTCACCTCACCAGCGCAGTGCAGCACGTCTGCATAGATATTAACTTTCTCGCAAGCCATA